TGACCTTGAACAATCGTTGGTGGATAGTAAAAATAGTGCATTTCTACTGTGTAATTAGCGTCTGGGGTAGGGGCAACCATAAAGGTTAACTCATCAATATTAGCCCCGTTATAACCATTCTGAGACCCAAACAAAGCATAGTATCTAGGCACTCCACCTGGCGTCCCTTGATAAGTACCACTTGTTATTACAGTAGCTGGATAAGCTTCACGTAAGAAGTTAACGTCTTTATTTAACAAAAAATTGTAGTTATTAGAACTATCAATAACCGCAAAAGAAAACGTAGATAAATAGTCATTTGGTAACGCTACGTACTGATTACCAGCCGTTAAAGTTCCTGTTACGTTTTTACGTAAGGAAGGTAATTGAACTGAGTTATATATACGCTCTTCAGCCTCCATCACAAATACTGGAATGTTTGCCACGAACAACTGTTCGGTGTTCTCGGCGTAAGCCTGAATATTGTTATATAACTGTTCGTAATTCATTATGCCATTGGACCTCTAGCCATACGTCCTTTAGTTGCAGCACCAGAACCACGTACTTCAATCCCATCAGTTTTAGGACCACGAGCACGATCGCCAATGCTTACACGCATAGGAACAGTAGCAGGTGTAACTTCATCCGCACGGAATGTATTTGGGTCTTTAGCACCATGTCCTGTTGACTTACGAGCCTCAGCTACACTAGTACCATTAGCAGCATAAGCTTCTGCAGGTTTATCGTTACGAGCATGACCAGTATGAATACCTGGGCTATTCTTGGTAGTTGGTTTGGGGGTAGCTGCCATATTAACGACCTCTTCCAGAATGTTTTTGCAAATTAGCACGTGCCATATTACGACCTACTGCTTTCATTGCTTTAGATAATGCAACACTTTTATTGCTACTGCCACCTTCAATACCAACTGAAGGACCTGAATCACCTAAATTTTTGCCTTTAGTTTTACCTTGTTTGGTAATCCCATCAGCTCCACTTTTATATCCCATTTTAATACTCCTTAAGAAGTTACTATTGTTACTGTACCTATTGTTATGACTGGAATCAAGCTATTTGGTGTTAAAGCTCTATCAAAATAACTTGCTCCACCTACAGGGTTCCAAGCCCACTGTGTTTGCCTACTACCGTCACTAGGATAACCAGCGTTATTTGTGTTATTACTTGCATTTGGGTCTGTATATAATCCAGTAGCCCCAGACGAATAATAACTTACATCAGGACGTGGGTCTCGTACTGCTTGAGGGTCATTTACAGGATACATACCAAGTTGTAACTGTGGCTGATCTGGGTCCCAACAAGTCTTACAAACCTTTACTTTATACGGTTTGGTTTTTAAAGTCTGAATACGTAACTCTGTAAGCTTATACCGCTGACCACACCGGTCACATTCAGCAATCGCATATTTACCAGAGGCAAATTTATTTGGCATAACTATCTACTATAGAACATATTACGAGGTACAAACCTAAGTGCAGCTTTTTCTCTATCCTCATCTGCAGCTAATTGAAATGCTTCGTCGTACATCATCTTTAACCCGGCAACTCTGTTTTGGTCTACTTCTGGTAATTTAATACTCAAATGGTAAGCTAGTCCTGCTGCCATAGCAGGAATAAACCGAAACGGAATATCTTGGGTTGTTACACCAGTACCAGCATCTTGAATACGGCGCATGCGCCAGTAAACAAAGTTAAATTGTGTTCCGGGTTGTCCAGTAGGCCAAATGTTAATATTTGGTAGGTAATTTATATATAAAGGGTCAGTAGCAAAATGTTGCGCTGCAGTAGTATTATTCATACCCCTATAGCAATTTAATAACTGGGTATAGTTACCACTAGAATCGGCACCAATATTTTGATATAAGATAGTTTCAGTAACACCAGCAGTTGTAATATTTATATAACCTTGAGTGCGTAGATTAGCTGTACTAGCTACAGTCAAAGTAGTAGCAGTAGGACTTGCATTGGCTGTTAAAGTGGTAAATGGGATTGAATCAACATTACCTGACTGTCTATCTATCCAAACTTGAATAGGGCGACCATAAGCATTTTTAACAGGTATTGTGAGGTATGTATCACCAGAGATACGAGTAATATTAATATCAACCTGATTCTGACCTGTTCCTTGACGAATAACGTGGTCATATAGGTCAATGGTATCTACTGGGATTGGATAGCTAATTTGCCCACCATTAATATTAATAGGAATTTGTCCTTGCTCAATAGTCCAAAGATTAATACCTTTATTGGCCCATTCAATCGTTAATAAGTTAACAGAACGACGTGACGTACGAAAGTCATAACCAGTACGTAATTGTTTACCACAACGCTCAAATGCCTCTTCAATGAGGTCATTCATATCTAGGTTAAACGTTGTAGTACCTGAAGTGCTCATTATTTAACCTTTTTAACAGTCTTCTTAGCGACAGTTTTCTTAGCGGTGGGTTTCTTATCTACTCTAGTAGTAGCTTTTTTTACTGTAGGACGTTTTTTGATAGCAACAGGTTCTTCCAAAACAATAAACTTCGGAACACTAAATAACCGCCAAAACCAAGTAAGCTTCATGGTTTACTCTTGTGGAGCATCAGGCTCAACTACTACAGGGTCTTCTTCAACTACTGGCTCTGGAATAGGCTCTGGAATAGGCTCTGGAATAGGCTCTGGAGTAGGTTCTGGAGTAGGTTCTGGAGTAGGTTCTGGAGCAACTTGTACAGGCTCGGGGGCAGGCACTAGAGAAGCAACAAAAGTTTTAACTACTGGATCAGATGAAAATCCTGATACTACTTTATCGCTACCTAAATAAACAGCAAATTCGTTCAATAGCTTATGTTCTTCGCTTTCTACTGCATGTCCAGCGCTTTTTATATACCCTAGAATATGGTCAAATAAACTCATTTTTTCTTCCTTGTTTTAGCAGACTTAATAAAGTCCTCTTTAGTAGGCGCACCTTTAGATCCAACAGAACGCATCTTTTCACCAGAGCCAGCTGCAATACGTGCTTGCTTTTTATGAATATTTGCATAAAGTCCAACCTTACCACCTTTTTTTATTAAAGTGACATTATTTGGATCGTCCTTGCGAACAATCGTTTTACCTTTAGGCATTTTAGATGGGTTAATATTACCCATTCCACGAGAAGCTCGCATTAACAGGCTTTTCCACCTTTATGCATTGCAGCTACATGATCCATATGGTGTGTATGACCCGCAGCATGCTTTTTAAATTCATGTTTATGGTGTTTATGTCCACCAGCTTCATGCTGAGCGATAAACTCATCGTGACGCATCATATCTGGACCGTCCATTGGTTCTGGGGCTTCTTTAACTAATTTGTTCATTTTAATTTCCTTTATGCTCTTGTTTTACCACGAATACAACAGCCATCGGCACGGCTTGATGCTGATCTAATTTTACCGCCTTTAGCTTTCTTTTCCATAGGCAATTGTGTTGCATCATACCTATCTTTCATAGCACGGATAGTCTTAGCTACCGGCATATCTTTAACAGTATCAACTACAAAATCTTTAGCCTTACTAACGGCATTTGATATAGCTTCCCCGGCACGACGTGGTAAATCTAAATCTTCTTCATTCTGTTTACGGTCAATTTCCGCAACAATTTCGTCTGGTGATCTACTTGGCATCATGCCCTCGTCTTTCCTCTAACACAGCATCCATCAGCACGGGCAGAAGCTGATTTAACAGCCCCACCCTTCTTATATACAGGGTTCTTAGCACTTATCTCATTTCTAAGTAACCCATCACCACCTGATCCACCACCCCCTGCACGAGTATTACCAGTATAGGATTTAGTAGGTAAATTTTCAATAACTCTTTCAGCCCTAGTCTTTTCAGCAATATCTGCTACTTCAGCTTTCGCTTTATCGTTCCGTATCTTTCGTAACACTTTACTAGCTGCTACTTCAGTCTCATACGGATCAGCAGTATATTCGTCCTGATCAGGCATTTACTTCATCTTCTTCTTAGCCATACCACCTTTTTTCATGGTATTAACTAAAGGACCATTACCAACAGAGTTACCAGCCATTTTAACTTGTGTACCACGAGTTTTACCTTTTTCGGCAATACCATCTTTGCTAGGAGCACCTGTCTTTACTGCACCCATGCCACCCATTGCCATTTTTTTAGTTTTCATGTTTCCACCTTTTCTAAATGTTTTGCCTTTATCGGCTTTTGCAAAATCCTTACCCACAGATTGTGGTACACCAGCTTTTTTAGCAAACTCTGGTGAGTGTGCAATAGCTTCCATAAAATTATGTTGTTTTTTAGAAGTACTAGGCACGAGTTTTACCTCTTATACAGCAGCCATCAGCACGTTTAGAAGCAGATTTAACTTTACCGCCTTTTTTCATACCTTTAACGCCACGAGTAGACTCTCTTTGATATTCATCAGCTACATCGCTAATTTGTTCCATACCTTCTTTAACCCGTTTTTTAGCCATATCACTTGGGTTATCTAGAGGATATGTAACATCAGATGCGCCACTAAAATCTGGGTTTTTACCCCGAGCTATAGCCGCTTTTTCTAAAGCATCGGGAAGTTTACTAGAAGCGCCACCTAAGCCTTGTTGGACTTGACGTGCTTTTAGGGGTACGTGTTTACCTAAACGTTCAACATCATCACTCATATTATTTTATAAAGTCCTTAAGACCACTCCACATTAAAATACCTGCGCCACAAATAGCCATCCAAACTAAACCAGCCAGAGACTTCTGAATAATTGCTTTACGTAAATCCGCTCTTTCAACTTCTGATTGTATTGCTAATCTAACCCAGCGTATTTCATCATCAGATAAAGGATGGTTTTCAACCGCTTCAGCAACCGCTTGTTTTAAAAGCTGTATTAGCTCTAGTCTTGTTTGGTCGTCTAATATCATTTACATGCCCATCTCTTTAAACTAGCTGCCTTACGAGTAGGGCGACCTTTTTCGTCTTTCATTGGTCCGGGCATACCAGACATACGAGCGCAGAATGATTTCTTACGAGCACCACCTTCGGGCTGTGGGGCCTTTAGGTTAGAGCCTGTTTTTGCATTATATGCTTTCCGTCCAGCCGCTGTCATACCAGCGCCTTCTTTTGTACTAAGGTAGTTTCTACCTTTTCCTTTGGTTGTTTTGCGTATTGGGCTAGCCATAATGAACTGTTTGGAACACAATATTAGTTACAATGGCATAAATACCACTTTGTGCTAGAACACCTTCACCAGGCAAAATAACTTGAAATGGTTGTACGCCCGTAGTCGTGTTATATCCTACTAGCCATTTACCAGTCGAGTATATACAAGTAGTACCGCCAGTAATAGTTCCAGTGTTTATATCAGTAATAGTAAAAGTGCTTGAAGTTAGAACTGTAACTACATAATTACCCGCAGTAGCAGAAGTACCTGTGGCTGCAGCAAAAGTAATACCAATAGTTTGCCCACTAATTAAACCATGCGCAGTTTGTGTAA